TAATATTAGTAGATTAGATATTTTTTTTAAAATATCTAAAATGTTTAAATTATTTGATTAATTAAATCCTTTTGAAGTTGGAAATTTCATGTTAGTAGGAACAATACTTCTTTCACATAATTTAGGATTTAGTGTTACATAATTAACACATTCTTCGTGAATGTGTTTTGCACCAGTAATTTCACATGCAGGATATTGTTCACTTGCACATTGACTTAAATTTCTACGTATTCCGTAAAGATTATCTTCAATTTCAGCTCTTTTAACAAAACTTTCATGACCTAAATTAATAACATGAACAGTATCAGTTACTTCATTTGCACGACATGCAGCACATCCAATATCTTTTTCATGGTGACCACATGGAATATCTGTGTTTTTTTTAAATGAAGGGTTAATATACGAGTCTTCATTAATAAACCAATTACCTGGATAACATGAATCTGAAACTTTTTGTACACCAGCACAATTATCATATTTTGATCTTGCAAAAATTCCTGACATTTATATATATATATTAGAAATTTTTTATATCTTTAATAAAATTTTATTTTATTAAATATTTATTTAAAATATTATGCATTCTAGAACGTTTTATTTAAATATCTTGTGTCCTGTGGTGGTAAATTAGTACCATAAATTGGATTTTGATAATTTCTATAAGTAAAATGAAAACGATCATATTCATGATCTCTAACAGTTAATAATTCATCACGCGTTGATGTACCATATTTTATTTTACCAAATTCATTTAAATTTCCAAATCCTTTATCAACCATTAAACTACCAGGTATATAACTAGAATGATTTAAATTTCTACGTCTATCTTGACAAATATCAAATGTTCTACCATCTGATGATTTAACTGTCGGGATTTTATTTAATTTTTCATGATCACTTATTTTAAAATTAGTTTCAATATCTATTTTTGAAGAATAATCATTTGGATCTCCTTTATTTATGTATGATGGAAAAAAAACTTTATCAAAGTCAATACTTGGTTTATTAATATCAGAATCACGTGTATAAACAGTATCAAACATTTTATGATCATTTTGATTTAACATATTTCCATTAGCTCCATAAATTATAGAATTATTATTTGTTACAGTAGGATAATTTGTAAATATATTTTGATAACTAGTTGGTGTTGTAAAATATTTTAATTTTGATTCAGCATTATTAGTAGACATTTATTATTATTCAAGATATTTTTTTAATAATAAATATAATATCTTATAATATTATTTATTATATCTTATATCACGAAATTTTTCACATTCAATACCATCCGTTTTACATGGAGCTAAATTTTTATCAAACACATAATCTAAGAATTTACTACGATCATTTGGTACTGATGTTATTGGCATTGTTATAAAAGCTCTTAATCTTTTTTTTGCATTCATATCTCGTTCATCTTCCAAAAAATTAAAATATAAATTTTTATCAATTATATCTTTTTCTTCATCACATGCTTCTAAATTAATATCTTCAGCTGTTATTAATAAATTACTCATTGGATTATTAATTGAAGATCTTCTACAAGAAGTATAATTTTTAATATAATTTATTTTATTTTGATTATCTTTTTTATTATCATACATATACCCAAAAATAGTAAAAAGAATTATTGCTACAATACATAAATATAACCAATTATATCTCTTAAATAATAAAAAAATTATCGCTCCAATTATAAAAAATCGTATTAATGCATTAAAAAAGTTTTTTTTAGTTGGATATATGTCATAATAATTTTTTATTAATATTGAAGGATCATTTAACCAAAATACTTCATCCATTAATAAATATTAAGATATTAAATTTTTTTTAATCAACATCTAAATTAATATTTGAATAAAATTCTTCCATTTCTTTAATTTGTTCAGGTGTTAAAGGAGTATCTTGTTTTATCTCCTGTACTGGTGGAGTAATATTTGTTAAACCAGATATCATTGATGCTATATCCATATTAGCACCATTGTTTGCTAAATTCATTTCTCCCATTAATTTACCAATCATATCTTCCGGTTTTAAATTTGAAAAATCAATCGATGATAATTCATTTGTTAATTCGTCACTAGAAATTAAACCAACCAATGATGATAAAATTTCATTAGAATCTATTTCACCACTACTTAATAATGTTTGATATTTTTCCCCTAATTTTTTTGTAGAATCAAAAATCTCATCAGCAGATTTAACATCTTTCATTGATACTTTAATATCATTAATAATATTTTTCATCAAATCTTTATTTTCTTTCCCTTCCGGTATTAATTTCTTCATAATATTTTTAATATCAAAAATTTCAGAATTACCTTCATTGCCACCTAAATTATTTAACATTTGTTCCATATCCGGAACCATTTCTTTCATATTTGGAGGTAGTGATTCTGTCATCATTTTCATCATATTTAATATATCATTTTTTTTAATATTGGGTTCACTTTTAACAGATACTATTTCTTCTCTTTCTTTAACTTGTTCAACTTGTTCAACTTTATTTTTTAATTCATATTTTTGTAATTCATCGGCTAATGTGTTAATAATTGCAGTATTAGTTTCTATATGAGAATTTTCTAAAAACAAGAAAAATACATGTAAAAAATTCCATAAGTAATCTTTCATTTCATCATCTAATTCATTAATTAACTCTAATAATAATATTTTTGTTTTTAATTCTTTATTTAATTTATCTGTTTTTTTTAAAATAAAATATCGCACTAGTTTTAAATTACCTCTAATGTCATTATGATTTTTTAAAAATGAATCCCATAAATTTTTTTTCAAATCTGTAATTTTATTAGAATCCAATAATTCTAATTCAACTAAATTTTTTGTTTTTTCTTCTAATGTTTTAAAAAACAATTCAATACGATCCTTAATCTCTAATTCTAAATCATTATCAAAAATATAATTTTTTTCCATATATATTTAAAATTACAGTTGATAATTTTAAATAGATTATTAACATAAATAATTATATTATTTTGATAAATTTTTCATTGTATAAATATTTGCTAATGTACTTAAATTTTCTAAATATCCAAAAATATTTTCTTTATTACCCTCACTTAATTCAATAAATAATGATTTAATAATTGTAATAATTTCTGCTAATTTATTAGTTTCATCTGTTACAAAACTAGTATTAAAAAAAAAGCTATAATCTCTAGCAGAAATTTTAGAACAAAATTCTTCATTACCAGTTCCAAATATATATGAACTAAACATCTCAATTGCAATTTCATTATTAATACTAATACCATTTTCTATCATAGTTTTATATGTTACTAATGCAGCAATATTATCTTTTTTATTGAGAGCACTAAATATTTTAATTAATTCTGATAAAAAAGTAGTTAATTCATCATTAAAAATAGCAATAATATCTTTTTTGGGTAATTCTAATAATTTGTCCATCTTTTTAAATTATAATATTTATATTTTTAAATTCTTTTTTATTAAATTATTAAAATTTTTTATTATTGCTTAAAATATTTTCTATTTGAACTGTTCTATTATTAAGTAATTCATTTAATTTTTCATTCTGTAATTGTTGATTAATTTTTGAATCTTTAATTTTTTGATTAATGTCATCAGTTATAAATATATCACTCATTTTATTAAAATTAATTATTTTATTACTATCATCTTCATCATTTAATGAAACATAATTTATATCAGTACTATTTGTTAATGTTTTATCGGCATTAAACTTTGGATTATTAGTTTTATTAATATTATTAGTTTCAATATTCATAAATTGTTGTGAATTAAGCCATGTAAAAACTTCTTTACCAATTAATAATTTGTTTATTCCTTGAACAATTAATGTAGGTACTGATGTAATAATATCAGGTATTTTAATATTAGGATCACCTACATTAATATATTTAAATTTATCTTCTATACACTTTTTTTTAATAGTAGTTAATAAATTAGAACAATGTATGCATCTATCACTAAAAAATATTATATGTTTATTCATTAACGTATTGCAATATTTTTTTTTTTATATTTTTAACTTAATAAATATCTAAATATTTATTATTATGGACAAAGAAATAAATATCATTGATGCTATATTAATGCAAAAAAAAGTATATAATATTATTATATCTGGTTTAGCAGCAGAATTAATTACAAATATTTCAAAAATACTAGAATCTGATTTTAATGCAATAGTATTAAATTATAATCATTTGGAATTAGATGATAATTTGACAGTTGTAAATGATCGTGTAAATGATATTTTACTAAAAAAAAAAGATGAACCACAAATAATTATAATAATTGGAAAATTATTTGTAGCAAAAAAAATTAAATTTCAAGTAGATTATCATATACATTTATCAATAAATAAAACATTATTTTTAGAATTATATCCAGATAAAACATCAGAATATTATGATAATTATGCAGACGTTTTAAAAACAAATTATGTTAATAAATATATGAATGTTAAAAAAGAATCTGATATAAATGAAATTATTAATAATATTTTTGATTTGATTATTGAAAATATCGAAAAAATATTATATGGCGATAAATTTAATGCCTTGAGTCATAAATTTTATAATCCTGAAAATCAAAATCATTCTGAAAAACGAAATGATGAAGAAGTCTTACGCTTAGTTTCAAATGAAACTGTTTTTAATGAAAATTTAAAAGAAAAGAATGATAGATTATTACAAAATGCAGAAACTGAATTATCCGATGCAATGCAAGACATTGATGATGAAATTGATATCTTAAAATCTGATGATGATATTGATTTTTTAGCTGAGAATATTCGTATTAATTAATTATAACATAATATTGAACACTTTAATTTACATTTTATTTACATCCTTGAACATTTAAAATAGGATGTTTTTTTATTTCTTTACAAACGCAATAAAAATTGATTTTTTTTAAATTTAATTATAAAATATTTATTTGTCTCACTTTAAATCTTCAAGGGTGTAAAACGTATTTATATAATTAATATAATTCATAATTTATTATATTTAATAATGACAACAGTATCTATTAGTTGGTTTTCTAAAACATTTTATCCACAGAGCACTGCCAAAGATATATTAAATAGTAACCCAGAGAATACAACAACAATCCAACGAAAATGGGCTAGAAAACAATTAAACATTGCTGAACAAGCTGAAAAACTTAGAATTAAAACTTGGAAATATAACAAATATAAAACAGCTAACCAAAAAAATATGTTACCAATAATAACATTTGAAAGATATTTAGAGAAAGAAAATAAAATGTATTTGGAAAAATGGGAAACATATGAAATGTCTTTAATGGATAAGGAGGATCCAAAAAAGCAAGCAATAAAACTTGCTAGGGAACACGAACATCAAGCTGAATTTAATAAACGTAGAGAACGCGCACTCGAACAAACAGAATTATCTATGATGATGAATGAAGAACATAAAGAACAAGAACAACGAAGACAAAAACGAGCTCTAGAGCAAAAGCTAGAACAAAGAGAAAGAACTATGATGAATGATGAAGAACGGCTACAAAAACATCAACAAATATTAGAACAACGAGAAAAAGAACGACGAGAACGGCGAGAACATCTAATATTAGAACAATCAAAACATCAACAATTAAAACAACAACAAATATTAGAACAACGACGAGAACAACAAATAGAACAATTAAAATATCAACAAATATTAGAACAACGACGAGAACGAGAACGAGAACGAGAACGAGAAAAAAGAGAACGAGAAAAAAGAGAACGAGAACAAGAACGAGAACGAGAACGAGAAAAAAGAGAAAGAACTATAATTGGAAATGAAGATCAACAACGAGAAATAGTTCCTATTGTGCAAATTGATTGGACAGAACGATTCAAACATAAATTACAAGAACGACAAAAACGAGAAGAAGAACACAATCAAAAGCTACAAGAATTAGATATATTGGTAAAAAAACAACAATTACAATTACAACAATTACAATTTGAACTAAGACAAAAAAATATACAAGAACAAAATCAAGAACAAAATCAAGAACCTGCTTCTTGTATGAGACAACAACGATTAAAACAAATAAGATTTCAGTTAATAGAACGAATAAACCAAAAAAAAATCAAAGAGAAAGAACTATGATGACGAATAAAGAACGAGAACAACAATATAAAGAAGTACGACGAGCATATAGGTTAGAGATAAATACAAACTATCATCAGAAAATCTTATTTTCTGTATAGATAAATTTAGAAAATTAAGACATAATAAAAATATTGATAAAACAAGTATTTTATTTGATCATAGTTTTTACTAAAATAATATTAAAATGTTATTTTAGTAAAAATTTACTTTAATAAAAGTAAAAATATACACTTAAATATATACATATTATATATATTAATGAATAAACCACAAAGTATAAATATCAATAATGAAATTGTTTACAGTGCAGAAGAAATATATAAATATGATCCATCATTTTTCATTGGAGTTGCAAGAGTAAGACTAATAATTGAAAAGAAAAAATTAAAAGATAGTGATTTTCTTTTTGCATATAAAAAAAAAGACATATGGATTATATCTGAAATAAAATATGCAAGAGCTAAATTATATTTGAAAGAAGAATATGTTATTAAAAATGTACCAAAAATGATGGATGTTGTTAAACAAGAATTATATAAATATTTAGAAGCACCTGAAATTTTAGAATTAGAAGAACATGAAAAATTTAAAGATAAAAACGATAAAACTATAAAAATAGAAGTACGAGGTGAAAGAAAACATAACGAATGTTATTTCAAAGTTAAAGATATTAGTGATGGTTTTAAAATGCCAAATTTAAATGAAACAGTTTTACGAGATATATCAAAATATGAGTTGAATTTACATTATCAATTATTTACAGTAAAAAAATTAGATAAAAATGGAAACATTAAAAGTAAAAAATGTTTATTTTTAACCTATAATGGAATATTAAAAGTTTTATTTTGTTCAAGAACAGGTAATGCAGAATCATTTCAATCATGGGCAACCGAGAAGCTGTTCACTATACAGCTAGGAACAGTCGAGCAAAAAGAAGTACTTGCAGCCGATCTAATAGGTGTTAATCATAATACAATCAAAAATGTATTCAATACAAACTCAAGTAAAACACCATGTGTTTATTTATATCTGATTGGTAAAGCATCAGATATACTAGAAGGATCATATGATGAAAATGATCTACTTTGTAAATACGGTTGTACAGATGATTTACAGCGAAGATGTAGTGAACATAGTAAAACTTATAAAAAAGAATTCAAAAAAGATATTGAATTACTATGTTTTTCAATTATTGAAGCACAATATATATTTAATGCAGAAAGTAATATATCACAGTATTTCAAGGGTAATAGTATTGAATACGGTAATATGAAAGAAGTAATAATTATAAATAAAAAAGATTTACCGCAAATTAAACAACATTATAAAATGATCCAAAATAGTTATATTGGTAGATATGAAGAAATGAATAATAGAATAGTTATATTAGAAAAAGAAATTATTGAATTAAATAACAAAATATTATTAAAAGATAAAGAAACTGAAATTATGATTGAAAAACATAAAAATGAATTAAAAGATAAAGATATTGAAATATTACAAATTAAATTAAAATTTTATGAAAAATAAATTAAAGTTTTTATAATATTCCACTATGTAGAATATTATAAAATTTAGCAATCTAATAATTATCATTATGTGTTTTATAAAACACTAGATAAGTTAATAATATTATAAAATTTAGCAAGTTTATTTTGAAAATATAAAATTGTATATATTTTATTATTATCACCACCAGTTTATTTTGAAAATATAAAATTGTATATATTTTATTATTATCACCACCAGTTTGATCTTCAACACATTTAATACTATCTATACATTTATTAAATGCTTTAATTATTTTTAAGTTATTAAAAAGGGGGGTATTTTAAATACCCCCCCTTTTTAGATTCAAAGCGTAACAATCTACTTTGTAAATATAGTAATATAAAGAAGTAATTATTATAAAATGATCCAAAAATAGTTATATTAGAAAAAGAAATTATTGAATTAAATAACAAAATATTATTAAAAGATAAAGAAACTGAAATTATGATTGAAAAA